GTAAACATTTATTCATATAACGATTTTGTATATAAATCAGATGGGTCACCTAATTCTTTCATAGTTTTAATCCATCCACCACAATCTTCTATTCCCCATTTTCTTAATTTATATAAAACATAAAGCCAATTAGTATCTTTGGTTGAGGCTTCACTGTACATTGTTAGACCTAAACTAGTTAAACTACAAGCATACCCTTGTTTACCAGTTATTGGGTCTAATATTCTTCTTGGTGTTACTAGGCCAGTTCCAGCTGGACAAAAAGCAGAATCTGCTTCATTTGTTAATTTAATATTACCTTGTGGGTCATTAAATAGTAAATAATATATTATAGCACCATTTTGTAAAAAGTCAATATATAAATCACCTATTGTTGGACCTCTTAATTCCCAATATCTAGATATACTACACCCACAACCCTCGTTTTTTAAATCATTAGGTTGTTTATTTTCAGTAGAACAACATATGTAACCACAATCTAATAAATCTAAATTAATATCTTTTTCCATTGCTGATTTAAAATCATTTTTTATTAATAAATTTCTTTCTTCTCTACCTTGACTACCACCAGCTAACGTGTAATAATCATAATAATAACTATTACCATTAACAAATGTTTTACAGCATTGTGGGGATACGTAAAGTGAGTATATGGTTTGGTCATCTAATATTTCACCATTAATATTATATGTGAAATAATTCCATTCATAAGATTTAAGACCGTTGTTAAAATTGACACTCTCTATTTTAGTTTCATCACAAGATGATGAAATTGTCTGACTTAATCTTTCAACATCAATAATAAGTGATTCATCGTTTTCTGGTACATCGCAACCACAGTCTGTTTCTTCAGCGGTTGGGCAAATATCAGTTACTACTCTTGTATCTAATAATATAGAATCTTTTAGGTCAGAACCATCTAGTGCTTTAGGTTCAACATATGTTGGTCCATTATACTGATTTATTAAACCGCTATTATAATTTGTAAATAAGTTTGTATTACCACTAGTTGTAGTTGTAGCTGTTATAGTAAATGCACTAAATGATGGTATGATATTCTCTAATTGTGAAATATACTCATAACCACTATCATATGGGCCAATGTGTGGATTATTACCAATTAATTCATATTGCGTTGCAGCTGAACCAGCTGTTTGTCTATACCATCCACCACCTTTCTGGAAATACATATCTTTATTATCACTAAAAAACTTAGGGAAACCATCAGCATCGACATTATATAGGGATAAATCATCTGGTAGATTATTATATTTTAAAACCTTATAAAATAAATCCATATCTATAGGTTCTTTAGCGAGGTATATATGTTCATTAAAATCTATAAGACCATCTGGTGTACCAATTAACCTAAAAAAGAACTCTATAGCCTTTCTAGTACCCTTAGATTTCCAAATGAATGATGAATTTAGTATTAACCTCCTCCAAAGTTCAGTTTCAGCTTCAGAAGGTGATAATCCTCTACTATATCCAGGATATGTTTTTGAACCTAATTTTAAATAGTTATTAATTAAATCATTTTCAACAATACTTGACGTTAACTCCCAACCTAAGACTCTAGCTAAATATTTAACTAGTTGGTCTGGGGTATTATTTTTCTTATCATAAGAAACAGTATTTGCGAATGATATACCATCAGTATATTTTTTAATTTCATCAAATTCCCTACCATATATCTTTAGAGTTTTGTTCATCTTCTGACCAGCAGTAGGCTCTTCATCACCGTCACATCTAGGTACTGTGTCAAAATCGGATATTGACTCAGATGTAAGGAATCTGGTCATAAGATTTGTTTCACTAATATCTTTATTATTAGTTACCTCTAATAAGTTACCTACAAATGCACCATATTCGGTTGTATTAAAGTCAATATTATAACCGTCAGTGGTTGGCCAGGTAAGTGTTTTTTCACCATCTACAAATGCGCCATTATCGGATTGCACTTTAAACTTATATTTAGATGTGTACTTTGGTGTTGATAATCTATTTAATAGATAGCTTTCAAATTCATTAAGTGAGTTAAAAAATCCTTCAACAAATTCATCTTTTGGTTTTATATGGTATGTCGGTGTATTACCAGTTGTACCAGACACATTTTGAAATGTTTTAAATGGGTCACCCAGTACTTTGAAGTAAATGGTATCATTTAAATTTTTACTTGAACCAGTAAACCCAATTATTGGATATTCTAAACCATCCTTTAGTATTACATAATCAAAAAAGTTTACAGTTAAATTTCTTAAATCATTACCGTCACTAAAATTATTAATAGTTGAACCATTTTTATTATAATTAATTAAAAAATTATTAATTATGAAATTAGTATCAACATTAAATGTTGACACATTATTATTTATGTTGTAAGTATAATCATTAAATGTATCACCCATTACTGTGTTGTAACTAGTGTTTCTAAATGGGTTTAAATATAATGAAGCTGGCCAATCTGTAATAATCTTCTCAAGACTAACTCTAATATATTCTGTAGCAGAACCAAAGTATGCAAAGTTACATAATTCACTCCTGTCAACATTTATAGTTGTATTTATATTATTATTTAATAAAGTATTAGCCGTTTCTTCATCTAAATTAAGATTACTAAGTGTATAATATTTACTAAATTTTTTAGTTGAGAATAACCTACTAATTCTACCTTCAAAATTTACGGTTGTTACGAAATTACCAAAAGTAAAAGATGAATTTATACCATCGGCATCGCTAGTTTGTTGGTTACCAACTAAATCATCACTGAAATTTCTATATTCAATCCCATCATCGTAAAATACTCGTTGAGCATACCCTACTACTTTTATTCTATCGTTATCTCCCATTGGTTATATATTTGCTATATCGTCAAAACCTTTTGTAAAATCAATATTATTAAGTCTATTTTCTTTAACCTCAAACAATGGTTTACCACTAAACCTATCTTTAATTTCAAATAAATTGTATTGTTTGTAAATTTCATTAGAGAAATTATAAACAGTATAAACACCATCTTCAAGACTCTTAGCTTGATTACCAAACATACCTATTGCAAGTGTTTCTATATCGTATTCAACCATCTCTATTTCCATAACGAATGGAGTAAAAAATGTATTAGTAATTATAACACCTTGACCTGGTGCACCAATATAAGGTAATGTATTTGGTTTAACATTACTTGGTGAAGAGGGTGACACTGTGCAAAAAATTAAGTTGGACCCGTCATTAAACCTATACCTAATAGCTTTTTGGTTTGTATTTGTAAGGTTCTGATTAACAGCTTCAGCTTTATTATTTGAAGTTATTATCCTAAAAAAATTAGGTACCTTTTGGTTGGTCGCTGATGTATTTGTAGTTAAATATTCTATTCTATAACCAACAAGATTATTGTTTTGGAACTTATCAATAAATTGAGTTACTGACGGGTCTGATGTGTCAAATACAAGACCCTTTATATCTGGATAAGCTGATAAAACACCACAATCACTAATAGTAGTTCTAATTTCAACAGGTTTAAATACTATAGTATATATCCCTTTTGCACCAAAGTCAGTTACAGGTAGTTTAAGGTTGTAAAGTCCACCAAATACTTCAAACCCATTAGCTGAGTTTGGATTATTTATACTTGTTAAATTTCCAGAGTCCAATTTAAATACACTTGTATTAGATTTTTCTCTATTTTCTGAATAAAACACTGTCATTTCAACGTCATCTGGTGACATGTCTGCTGGTCTAACTGTTCCGTATGTTCCTGTTGCCATATTAAATTATTTTTTTATCTTCTTTATATAAATATTACCTTTCATGTTCTTTTAACATTTTAATTTAATCAATTGTTAAAAAAATATATTATCTAACTAATGTTGTGTTATTTTATTAGCTGTTACATTACTTTTGTATCTTATAATAACCATTACCATAATTAAGTAAATCCCTAACGTTAACTATTTCGCCTAATTGCATGTGACTTTGTAATACAGTAGTTCTTCCCCTGTCAATAAATACATCACTGAATACTGTAGGTGTAGTTGTGATGCCAAATAAATATTCTTCCTTGGTTAATGCTGATAACGAGCTATTAGTTTCATTAAACCCTTGACCCTTGTAGTAAATTTTAGTTAAAGGTGTGTCGTAAATACCAAATACCTCACTATTAACTGTTCTTGTAGTTCCACTATAAGATTTAAAAAATAAACCTAATTGTGGGTTAGGGTTTGATGTATTTATAGTTTCATTAATATCACCCCCATCAATATAGGTTATTGGCATTTGATTTAAATTTGTTATCACTCTAGTAATACTTGTGTATTGATTACCTTGATAATCATACGCAAGACTATTATCCATATCAAATAAAGGTTTATATCTTTGAACTAAATCATAAGACTTTACTAAATCAAGTCTTTCTTCAGTATAAGCAGATAAACTAAGTCCTGGAAAAAATAGGTCACTATTAACTTGTCCAGGATGTCTAGTACTTGGGCTTTTTGGGTCAAATAAAAAAGATGCGTCTGGATTGGGTATAAAATCCAAATCAGTGGCAATACCAATATCATCCATATCTTGACTAATAAACACATTAATATTAAATGAGTTAAAATTAGAATCTAATTCCCATTTAGGTGTTCCCCAAGTAGACTCTTCCCTACTTATATAATCTTCTAATAATATTTTTTTCTTAATTATTTGCATTATGACGAACTTATTTCATATAAATTTACTGTTATTATATCACCATTTGAGCTTGGACTACTGGATACATTATCCGAATAATTTTCATTAATTTCATAATAATATCCATCAATATCTCTTTTTAACTCATACTTAGTATACAATTTATTAACAACATTAGTATCTATGGTAGTTCTAGCTAAAACATCAATACTATTGTTTGGGTTGTTAGAAGACATAAACCTTGTGGTCTTACCATTCTTTGCATTTAAAAACGTAGCTCTCATGTATATATTTTTTGGCACTGTTGGTATAACTTCGTCTTTGAAGTAGTAAATAAAATACCCTTCACCAATTGCAGTTCTATCTTTTATCGAATTACCTAATCTAAATAATACTGGATATTCAAATGGTTCTGGTACGCTACCGTTAGGTTGGTAGTCACTATTTAAAAATCTTGGGTACAGTGTACTAAAGAATAAAAGTCTTTGTGATGTCCCTATGTCACTATCAAAAAAATCTAACCTCAAGAAAGTTTCACTAAATGAGTTTTTAAATAAATTAAAGTCATCATAAGTAAAATCTAGATAATCCCAAAATGTTGTATTATCATATGCACCACTACCATTAAGAAAATTAACTTTATAGTGAATACCTTCAGCCTCTTTTGTTTTACTTCTAGGTAAAAACCTAACTTTTTCGTAATCAAATATTTCATTTATTGAATTTTCTACTTCAATATCAACAAACTTAGTATCAATTATTTCTTGTTGACCAGCAAGCTCTGGGTTTTGACCGAATGGTATACTTATAGTTACTCCAGTTGTACCAGATAAATGTGGTTGTCTTATTTTGTAATTATTAACATACATCGTCACTTCTTTTTACTACAAATCTATTCGTTATCGCATCACCTCTTGGGTCTGGTGGGTCAAAATTACCATCATCTTCGTCATTACCAGAATAGTATAACCCATAATTACCAAATGGGTCCTGTCTAGTTGTTTTAAGACAAATATTAGAGTGTATATAATGTACCCCATTAGTAAATGGGTAATCCAGGAAGTCACC